ATTGGTATGTTTCCGCAACATCATTAGAATCCATTGGTCGTGTTAAATACCAGATTTCAGTTTCTTTCCAGGTTACATTAACCAATTTACGACCCTTTGGTAGATTAATATTTCCTTCCCCACCCCAATTCTTTACTCGGTTATTCTCTGTACAAGATGTTACCATAACACCCATTACAATTGCTAAAAATAGTTTTTTCATTTTTTTTAATTTATATTGACAAATATATATCTTTTTTTTTAATTAGACAAGTTTTACTATGATTTTTCCAAAATTTAACAAATCATCATTACATTCCATATTATAATCCTTCATACAGTCTTTAACAATAACTTTCATTTGTTCACTAATCCCGGTTATAATTTCAACCTCTTTTTCTTTTTTCTGGATATTATCCCAAAGAAAAACATCAACAACTCTTTGTACTTCAGAATGTTTAATCCCGTGTAGATCCAGTGTTTTCATTATTTATTATTGCTGTAAAAATATTATTATCTGGATCGTACTTACCTAAATTATATGTTGTGTAAGTACCGTCTAAATTATCAATCCTCAACATTAAGAAATCTAATTCAGACTTATATATTTTTTCAATAACGCCATTTCCTTTAGGTGTCGTTATCATTAATAGTTTATTCATTGTCATAAAACATTTTTTCATTATCTTCTGTGTGCCATTTGTCAAAACCTTCACAATTATACCAATCTTTATTTACCAAATAATCAGGTCTTTCTGGAAATGGTTTTGTAACAAACGATGGTTCTGACCATTTGATTCTATTGTTGGGTTGAAGTGCGATTTGTCCGTTATCAAGTAAAATAATATGGTGTGATTTATGTTCCATAGGATCTTCCGCTAATGACAAATCTGTATTAAGATCATTTGAACCCCAGTTTATTGTTGCGTAATAACTCCCGGTGTACCATTTTTTGTCCTTCATATAAACTTCAACCTTTGTATCATACACGTAAGATAAATGTGTTAAGGTAAAATTATATGAAAAACAATTCCATAATTGTAAATAATGAAATGGTAAATCTGGGTTTGGTGTTTGCGGTTCCGTTAATAACGCATGTGATGGTAATTTATCTCGCATTACGCCATTTTCTAAAAGAACCTGGAATAACGCTGCTTGTCCAGGTATACATCTTACAGATATTATGACACCAGGTGTAAATTCACCGTGACCTTTTTTATTTTGGTAAAGGTATTCATTCCTAAGCCAAACTTTGAGTGGGAAAAAATTATGTTCAATATATGCCATTAGTTTTTGTTTTTAAATCTACGATATAATTCATATGTAATTAATGAAAAGGTAATAATGGTTGTGGTAATTATTAAAATTGATTCCACAATCATATATTATATTTTATTTCATTACCATTTATTTCAACTTCAAATTCATTGGAATTTTCTATAATTTTATCTAATTGTTCTGTTGTCAATTTAACGTTGTCTGGGTTTAAAAAAACTTTATACGCTTGTGTTGATTTTAATTTGGATTCAGTGATTAATGTTACTACTTGATTTGTTGAACACTCAACGATACTGGGGTATTGTCCTCCAACAGTAACAATCGCTCTATCACCAACTTCAATTGGGTCTAATGATACCATATATGGTGATTCATCAACCATAAATAATTTTAATTTTTTTACCATTTTATATTGTCTTTTTTTTAATATGATAAGAAACTATTTTTTTAATTGAAGTTAACCTTTAACTATTTAAAAATTTTATAATCTTATCCTTAATTCCTGATTGTTTTATTCCCTCATTGTATGGTCGTTGGCAGTGAACAAAATTTGTTAAACCCCAACCATCCTGTATTTTCATATCTAAATCATCTACGGCTACCCAGTGTGTTACTTCTGGATGTTCTTTTAACCAATGTAGGATTTCAAGATGTCGTTCAATTTCTATACGATCAAAATATGGTAAAACAAAATCTTTTGGTAATAATTGTTTTGCCGCTAAGTCAGTAAATAATGGTGTTAAATCAATTGGTTTTTTAATTCCTCGGATTTCATACATTTCTTGTATTTGTTCCAAAGTACCGTGTCTCTTCCAGTCAGATGACATCACGATATCACAACCAGTTTCCTCAATAATCTCATTTAAAACTTTAACCGCTTTAGTATCAAAATCATCCATTCTAATATCCATTGGTGTTTGGGGATTAGAATCAAATCCTTTTTTCTTAAATCTACCACCCCAATTGTTGGAAAGACATATGACTCCGTCGTTATCAAGAAACAAAATTTTTTTACTCATATTACTAATATTAGTGAACAAAAATTAAATATCAAAATTTTTAGTTAATTTTTCATCAAATTTAACATTATGTCTAAATTCAAATTCATCCACTAATCGTTCTGTTGGGATATTATGTCTTGTTAATAAGATGTATGCACCTATATCCGCGTCCATTTCGTCTTTCTCAGATCTTGGTCCATTATGATTTAAAAGTAAGTGACTAATTTCGTGAGCCTCAATAAACCTTAAATCGTCCATTGTTAAATCGTTAGAATTTAAAAATATTTCACCATTAATAATTATTAATTCTTGGTTTGGTACATAAAAACCATAACCATACTCATTGAATATCGTTATAAGATTTTCGTAATTTTCATTATTTTTAAATATAACTAAAATCTTAATCTCAGGTTTAAATATACTTGAGTAGGTTATTAACCCATCATCAATATCTTGTATTAATTTGTGTTGTTCTTCTGTTATTATGATTTTCATAAAAATAAATATATTAAATTATGTCTTTAAATTGTAGACCTCATCCAACGTTGCTACAATCACCCCTAAAAATTGCGGAAGGTGTGACTCCCCTTAAATTGTAGACCTCATCCAACATTATTCACCTTTGCTAATTGGGTTGCCAATGGTGTGACTCCCCTTAAATTGTAGACCTCATCCAACCATCTCTTTGTAAGTTCTTGTGTTTCAGAGTGGTTAAGACCAATTTTACCTTCCAAAACTGACCAAATTTCACCATAATTGATATAAACATAATCATTTTTTCTATTGTAAATCATAATATTATTACCCTTTTTATAACGATATAACGTCCAATTTTCTTGTTCTTCACTCTGAACAGATTCTAGGTCATTAAATAAATTTAGGAAATCCATCGGTTCTTTGATGTCAAAGATTTCAAATGTTTTATCCAAGGATCCAACAATTTTTGTTACAGATTCAAAACCAACTTTTTTGATTAAATCCTTTAATTTTTCTTTTATTTTGTCTTCCATTTTATTAACCAATAATACCAACTAAACCATCCAAATGATGATCATTATCCATATCTGAAAATATTGGTCTTTTATCCATAATCTTAATGATTTCATCAATACTATATGGTTTTAAACCATTCCCGTCCATACCAACGTCCATTTTTTTACCTTTACCAAATTTCTTATCTGGACTAAGGTGTACATGCCCGTGAAGTTGGATAACACCTTTATTTAGTCCGTGCCAACTTTGTAATGGATAATGACATAACACAAAATTTTTTCCTTCAATATTCACTTCCAAATAGTGATTAACACTTAAAAATCTACTCTGAATATTTCCTCGGTTATTCTCAATATGATGATCGTGATTTCCTAATATAAGGTGAATGTTTTGACATATCAATCTATCAAGAAAAATTTCAATATTCTCAAAACCCCCAAATGAAACGTCACCCAACATTATCAAAGTATCATCCTGATCAACCATATTGTTAATTCCACTAACAATTCGATCGTTCATTTGATCAATCGTTTGGAAGTCTCTTGTTGAGTCAATAGGTATTTGTCCATCCTGGGTTCGCCAATTGGTCACCCCTCTCGTTAGATTTTTATGACCGTAGTGGGTATCTGAGGTTATCCACACTTTTCCTGTTGTCAATAATTTTTTAAAACTCATAATTTTTAAGGTAAATTAATTAAAGGTGTAATGACATTATCATTAGGTATAGGTAGATGTTCATTCACATAATTATTTATAAAATCGCAATTATAAGTATCTAGATGCACATTCAGATAATTATTCATAAAATCGTTATAGTTTAGCGCTATATTATTATTACGATTAGCAATTATTTCAGTAGTCCCTACTAATCTTGGTCCAGTGTGTATGTCTGTCGGTACACTATTGTTATTATTTAAAACACCTGACCCATCATTAATAAGTGAACCACCAGTTTGATTTTCCAAAAGTCTAGAGGTTAAATCGCGTAACGCTATATTGTTAACACCATCATAGTCCCTAGTATCATAGTCCCTAGTAATCGGATAATCAGATATTTTTCGTATACTTTTCACATTATCACCCCAACCAATTAAATCACCAGTTGTTTTATCTTTTTGTAACTCTTTTCTAATTTTTAAAAATAACTCATCTGGTATAAAACTAACAACCATTGGATCAACTTCGTTATCTAAAGAATCCCAAGACTGGATTCGTTCTGTACCAAAATTCTTAGAAAACGCAAATTTTACATCTGTTTCTTTATTAATGACATATATTAATCTATGTGTTGTCAAATATTGATTCCAATATCTTTCTTGCGTTACACACCATTTTGTATTTGCACCATAAATTTTGGATGATTCAAAACTTAGTGGTGTTAAAATTAACCAAGTATCATCTTCGTAAATCCTTAAAATTTCTTTTTCAATTTTTTTTCTGTTTTCAATTTCTTTAGCCGCTAAGACAGATTCGTTTAATTCTAAAAAATTACTATATTGACTAATATCTTTTTCTTTTATCCTATTAGCCTTTGAATGTCTTTCAAATTCATTTAGAGTTTCAATTTCTCCAGACCCAAACAAAAATACACCTAAATAACCTTTAAGTTCGTCCAAATTTGTACTGTAATATTGATTATCATCCCCTTTAAAGTTTTTAATTAAAAACTCGGTATACTTATAAGTATCACTCGGATCCAATGATGTAATAATGTCAATTAACGATACATTCAAATCTGGATGTTGTTCTTTTAATCTGTCTAATCTATTCATAATTTTATATTAAAACGATTTTTCATTTGTTGAATTTTATCTTCTGGTACATTGTGTACATTTTTCCCGTTATGTCGGTTTTCAATAATAATTGTGAAAACAGTATAATTATATTTCTTTGCGAGTTCAAAATAAGATTCCATTTCCCACTCCTGCGTGAATGTGTTTGCTACCGCGATTTTTGGTAATGAATCAATCATAGAAGACTCAACACTACGTCTACAAGACTCGTGTGCTTCTTTAAGTTTAGTTGGGTCAAAATTATAAACACCATTAGTTTGATTCCTACCGATTATTTCATTTGTCTCAAAATCACGATGAACCATAAAGTATTGATCCGCTTCATAAACAGGACAACCCAATGTTTTTGCAAATGTTGATTTTCCGGATCCTGAAATCCCGCGACATATATATAGTATTTTTTCCATATAGCAAATATAGATATTTTTTTTTAATTACACAACTATTTATTATTATGAAAATCGTAATAACTGAAAACCAACATAAAATGTTAATTGAAAGTGTCGTTAATGACACAGAATTTAGGAATTTAATTAAAGGTTATGAATCAACCGTTGTTAATAGTAAGAACCAACATTACGTTTTTGATGATAAGGATCCGAAATTACCACCAAATAATAAAAAAACATTTATTAGTAAAAAATCACCTTATGGTGGTGTACTAACGATAGGTTGGGGTCATACCGGACCATCAGTAAAACCAGGTATGATTATCTCAAATAGAGAAGCCGAGCAATTATTAACTGATGATATTAAAAAACACGAAGAGATTGCTAAAAAAGTTTTTCCAAAATTTGATAAATACCCAGTGTATGTTCAAAGAGCATTGGTTAATGCAACATATCGTGGTGAAGTTAAAAGTGGTTATAAATGGGTTAAAAGTTTAAATGATGGTAATTGGTCTTTGGGTGCTAAACAATATCTTGAAGGTTGGAATATTGACTTTTCAAATGTTGACGATCCAAGAAAAAAAGGAACTGTCGCTGAACGAATGAAAAACAATCAAAGGGCTTTCTTAAAATATGCCGAAGAATTATCTAAACCAGTTGAACCGAAAATTAAACAACAAAAACCTAAATCACAAATTGGTGGTGGTGGTCTTTCTCCGAGTGTCTTTAAACTATATGTTGTAAAACCAGGTGAAACATTATCTGGAATTGCTTCCAAATATGACAAATCAGTAACCGTTGATTCCATAATTAAACTAAACGATTTAAAATCAACAGAACTTAAACCTGGTCAAATTTTAAAATTAAAATAATGGGTTGTTAAATTTAATTAACAACCCATTGACTCCACCATTTCATTTTTTGGACATAGGAAAATGAAAAAACCAAGTTTACGCGGTAACCAAAGCCTCAATCTTACTTCTAACCTGGTCTGTTAAAGATATCTCATTTGTGTTAGTAACAATTACACAATCAACTAAAATTTTACCTGGTATGTTGATATAAAACGTATCACCATTATAGAATGATAAATTTTGTTTTAGTTCAACACTGGTGTGGATCATTTTTAAGAATAATTTAAATTGTATTTGATCAACAAATGTTTCATTTAGTAAATTACCAAATGTTTCGTGTAGTATTCTAATGTTAAATGCTGTTTTCATAGTACAAATATATAAAAAATTTAATATAAAAACAAAAATCCCAAAAAAATATTTAAAATTTCTGGGATTTTATGTTTTTCCAACAAAAAGTGTAGGGGTGTGTGTTTTTTTTGTATTTCATAAATATCTACAAAATCATAAAAAAACAAATTATTTTAATATTTTACGATATTTATCATTATGGAACTATTAATAAATAACAATTCCTTTACTGTAAAAACAATGATTACACCCAAAGATATTCAAAATGGAATGATGGGTAAAAAATTTGACAATCAGTTTAATGGTATGTTGTTTGTTCTAAACGAAGGTGATCATTCCTTCTGGATGAAAGATTGTATAATTAATCTTGATATCATATTTATCAAAGATAATCTCATAACAAAAATACATAAAAACTGTAAACCTTGTAAAGATAATAATTGTCTACGTTACAAAGGTTTTGGTGATATGGTTCTTGAAATAACTGGGGGTTCTTGTGATCTATACGACATACAAGAAAACGACCTTGTTGTTATTAACGATTAGTTTCTAACTTTTCAATATGATGTTGTAGATACCAAGCCGCTTTTTTCAAGTCTTGTAATTCCTTATCCTTGTGTTTTTTACCCGCTCTTGAGATATATTTAATAGTATTACCTAAAGAAAAACCTAAGTCCCAAGCATCAATCACTTTAATCGCTTCATATTCATTATTTTTACCAAATTGGTAATGGTCAGGGTGATTAACCATTTCTTTTTCTTCCATTATTTTAACCGTTTTTTTGTTGATATAACCCCAAACTAATTAAAAGTGTTCTCGTTTTACGACCAAGATCTGCGTCGTTCGGGAATTCGTTTGCCAAATCCTGAATTGTTTTGTAAGTTTTTACTAAATCAATTTCTTGTTGATTATTTTTCTGTGATACAGGATTTTTGTAACCAAACTCTTTCTCTTGTCTTAATTCATTAAGTGTTCTTGTTTTCATATTATTTATTTTAATTGTTCCTTTGTTTTTTTGTAATCCTCAATTCCTTTTTTCTGTACGATATAACTAATCAATTTTCGTTTAAATAGTGGTAATAACGTTTCTTCTAACGGGAACTCACCATTAACTGTCATTTCAACAATCGGTAGTGTTTTTTGTTTCTCACTATCAACATTACTAAACATATCAATTATTTTTGTAATAGTCAAATCTTTTTTTTCATCAGAATAAATTAAATTAATTATTAATTTATTTTCTGGGGATCCTTTTGCTGCTGGTTTTTTTTCATACTCCCAAACATATAAAACATTGGTTTCAATATTTTCATAATAAAAATAACCATTTTTTAATGTTATATTATCAATATTTTTTTTAACTTTAACAACAACATTGTCAAATACTGTTTCCCAAACAGATTTTGCAATATCAAAATATTCGTGTAGTTTTGGTGTACTATATGATAAAATCTTAATAAATTCTGCATGTTCATCACTTGTCATTGGGGGTAGATCTTTAATTTTTAAATCCATAACCAATAATTCGTCATCAACAGTTTTAAATTTTTTATCAGTATATAATATTTTCTTATCTTTAATTAATGTTTGTGCGTTTGCAAGATGTAGTGATAATTCAATAAACCCTGGGTATAATTCTAATTTATCTAATTTTTCGCCCATTTTTTGGAAATAGGATAATAACACATATTCCTTATGTTCTTGGTCAATTGGTTTATCAAACATCCAATCCGTTTTCATTAAAAACTCAACCTTTTTTTTCCTACCCATCACACTAATAATATTAATAATTTATAGATTAATCAATCCTCATAACAACATAATATGTGTCGTTAATACTTACTTCGTCGTATTCACTATCATAACCATTTAATGAGCCGTAATCTGCGTCACGAACTAGGTCATCCAACATAACATCTTTGTCTATAAATCTAACAATTGTCTTATTATCAAAACCCCTATCCTTTAACCAGTCATATGGATCGTATCTAATATCTTCTAACATAGTTTCAACCCTATCATTAATTTCATCCTGATTAAAATCACCGTCAGGGTTTTCATTTATTTCGTCAATTTCGTACTCAATATCACTGATTTCACTCTCAATCTCATCCAAACGTGTTTGATTATCGGTTTCTTGTTCTTCAAATTCCTCATCAGAATATGTTATCATTTCAATTTTTTTACCATTTTGATATAATTCCCATTCATCTGAAAACTCAACAACAAAAATATTATCTAAATAATCTTTAAATTTAAAATATTTTGCACTATCAATTTTATCCTCAATTAATGGTGTTCTACCTCCTTTTTCAATTAAAAATCGTTCAACTTCTAGTCCTAATTTTTGTTTTTCATAGTCTTGGACTTCTTGTTCTTGGTTATAACTTAAATCTCTACTAATACCATAATCTTCGGGATTTTCTTCTATATATTCTCGTTCACCATCCTCAAAAGCCTCAATAACCATATCGGCATCAACATAGTGTGTTATACGATCTGGTCCAAGATATTCTAATGGGTTGTCAATCCATTCTTCAAAATAGTCTCTTAATGAACTATCGGCCTCTTCAGTTGTTCCGACCGCAAATTTCATATCTTCTGTTAAACACTCATATTCGTGTAAATCATAATGACGACCGGATGGGTAAAAATCATAAACATCTGATTTATCATCTTTCAATTCATTAAGTTCATCTTCTAACTCACCAATACGATCTGTAATATCATCATATAACTCATTCCAATTTTCAAGTTCTGTGTCTAAATTTTCCTGTTCTTCTTCTAATTCTTGTATTGTTTTTCTAATTTCATTAACTCGTTCAAGTTCTTCATTCGTTAATGCGGTAATATCAGAACGATTATTCGCAAATTCAAATGCAGCATGTGCCATTTCACCAACTTCATCAGTATCATTTAAGTTCCATTCATCATCTTCTCTAAGGCTTTCTTGTTCACTAATTTTTGCGTTTAATATTCTTTGTTGTTTAATATTATATAGTGGTGTATTCCAATCACTAACATAACCAGTAACTTCAACATCATCTAATGATGATATTTTTGATCCCGAAATGTTTAATTTTCCTAAAATTTTAAGTTTACCTAAACTTTTAATTCTTGGATCATTTAATTCTAGGTCACCAGAAACAACTAATGTTTTATTTTTAAAAGGTGGTAATGATGGTATTGCTTCTGTTTTATAAAACACTTTTCTCATTAGGTCATAATATTGTTCTGGTGTTATTACAACCTCCTCCATTTCTTGTTCTCTAATAATATCCTTAATTAAGGTTATTAATTTTGATTCTGTTATTTTAAATGTCTTTTTCATACAATAATAAATATATAATTCTTTACAAATTAATCTATATTCCAATATTTATTAATAAATAAACACTATAAAATCAATTAATTATGGGATGTGGATGTAAAAACAAAGGAAACCAACAACAAGCGGAACAAACCGTAAAACAAACTCAAGAACAAAAAAGTGCAAGTGTACAAGAGTCAGTTAAAAAAATTGTTGAGAAATACTACAATAAAAAATAATTCCTTTGGGTAATGAAATTTAAGGTGGTAAGTATATTTTATCACCTTTTTTATATTTATATAATATGACACTAAATAATTTTATAGAAGAATACAATGAAGATGGTTTCGTTGGAACTGTTAAGTCTGTCTTTGTTAGGTTGACGGCATTTTTAACAATGGTCGCTAGAGCGAACCGACAATCTGAGATTAACCTTGAAATGTTAGAAGGTGATGACTTTGGTGCAAATCCTGGTTTATTTGATTTTTTATCAAAAAACGGGTTTTTAGATGATGTTGACTATGAAGGTTTAGATGATGATATTAGAAACTACTATTTAGAATGGTGGTTAGAAAACGATGAAGATAGTGCTTTACAATATGTTTGTGATCACCTATTAACAGATGTTGAAAATAGAAGTGGTCAATATTGGTTATATTTGAGAGATAATGATGAGTTAAGTGTTTTTTTTGAATCATATCATCGTGAGACATCACCTCAAGATTTGGCAAAGGCTATACTTGGTGGTGATGATTTTTTTGATCGTTTTTGGGACACAACTGATGATGTTTATCGCGATGTAATTGATGATTTAAATGATGAAAATAAAAACAGATTATCACATTATATCGTTAAACAAATCGGAAATCAAGAATTATCACTTGATGATTATGATTCTGAGTTGTTTAATGAGTTTTCAGAAGAACAAGGAACTGAAGGGTTTTTTACAATTACTAGTGAAAACGTGATGGAACTTATTTCCAATGAAGAAGCAATGAATGAGTTGTTAGATGGAGATTTAATTGATCTTAAATCTGAATTAGATTCAGTTCATAATAGTGCTTATAATAATGCTTATGAAAGTGAATGTTATGATTTGGTAAACAACGGTCTTGAAGATTACTTCACGTCAAAAATTGTTGAAGAACCTTTTGAAACTGGTGGTAATACAAAATATCGTAACTATATTAGAATACGTGACTTTGGAAGTTACGTATCTGTATTTGTTAATGAAAATAAAGGTTATACTTATAGTGATTCACTATTAGAATATTTTGGTTCGTATGTCGGTATGATGGGTAAACTATTTGATGATGGTGTTTACGACCAGATTAGTTTTCGTATACCAGAATATGCTGATTGGGATGATACCCGAAAAAACATAAATGATTATTTTGGTGACTACATATGATGAATTTTGATTTAATTATTAATTACATTAATAATGGTGGTTCTAGGGATAATGAGAATATTATAATCACGTCGTTTAGGAAATGGAGTAACGTTGCTAAATTCCTAATTACACACAATAAAATAGAAAAAATTAATTTAGGAAATTTATACACCATTTTGTATCGTAATGAAGAAGAATCTGAATTTAATATGATTTGTCATTCTATATTAAAGAAATACGGTCCTGGTTATTTTGTAAAATATTTAGACGATGTTAGTGTTGTTGATAATGAATTTTATATTTCATTACCAGATTTAAGTTATTTATCCAATATTTTTAATTACGAAGATATAAGTATAGTCGTTAATGGTGTTTTTGGTCAAGATTGGTATAAATATTTCTATGTTGATGAAAGTAGTATCTACTATTATTCTGATATTATTGAAATATTAAATGATAATAATTTAATAACAATTAAAGAAATCATTTTGGAAGCCTGTGGTGATAATAATTTTGATGAAGAATCTTTCAACTATAGTTTACCATCTGATTATTTTGATGAAAACGATGAATTTAATGTTTCAGATAATATTGAGACCATTATGTCAGATTCTGAGTTGTTTAACTTTGTTATTCAATTGGATTGTTTACGAGAACTTAAATCAAGTTTAGGTAGTTTATATTCAATGGCATATAATGAGGGCTGGAATGAACAGATGTTTGATAGGATTTGGTCAGAGTTATCTGAGTTTTTTAGTAAAGATGTTGTTTGGGAAGATGATTTCGTTAAAATTAAAATAAAAGACTTTAATATTGTTTTAGATCATTACTTTAGAGGTATTGGTGATAGTGAAACAAATATAATAGAAGATAATAGTTATATTAAAATATTACATTCTTTATTTTTATTAGGAATTTATGAAGAACCTAACATTAGATTATTACCATACCCAAGTGATGATTTAGTTAGTAATTACATTAACGATTCATTATCAGATTATATTTATTAACTATTTAACTATTCAAATAAAATTCATATCTATTAACAAAAATAGTATATGAAAAAAATTAATAAAAATTCAAAAAAAGGTATTGTGAATCTATTTGCTGATTTCATATTAACCAAAATTGACAAAAACGAAAACACAATTATTCAAATCACAGATTTTGAATCATTTATGGTCGTTCACGGCCAAACAACATCAAAAACAATATTAGATCTTGAGGAGGTCAAATCAGAATTTTATGTTTTGTTTAAAGATGAATTAAGTAGTATTGGTATTGAGAAAATAAATACCATTGACGTTATTAGATATGACCAAGAAATGAATAACATTGAAAAAGGTTGGATCACTGTAAATAAAAACATTTTTACAGACGATGTTGACCCTATTCACGAATTATCCATAACGTCCGAATTTCCATATGGGTATAGTCTAAACTGCG